CGCATATTTTCAACACCCAAACTTTTGGCTTTATCTCCACAGCGCGCAATGCTATCCCCGCCACGCCTGCCCGCTTTATGCATCGCTTTTCATGCAGGTGCATGATGCGCGCAGAGCCGCGGCCGTTATGGCCTGAATGGGAGAAGGCGGTACATGATTTTGCATGCAGATCCATGCACGCTATGCATGCACGGCTCTTTACAAAGCGGCTCGCCAGAAAAAATTCTTCAGGAAGACAAAAGACAGGAATAAAAAAACCGCTGGTTATGCAGCGGCAGTGTGAGGGATTAATGAATCTGGCGGAATGCAGAACCATAACGGCCCAGCGTCTGGCGTTCTCTTGCTGGTTCCGGTGATGGTACCGGTATTTTTTCCGGCTGCGGCGGTGCGGTGATCACCTTTGTGATGCTCTCATTCGTCTTGAAAGTACAGGAGCAGTCGAGGTTAGTGCACTGGTGATAACGCTCTTTTACCTGCTCTGACATATAGCGGCTCGATTTGGTATGTGCCGCGCTTTTGCAGTAGGGACAGTGCATCATTTCTGGCTGCTCTCCTGAAGTTTTGCACGCTGCGCCCGGATTGATTCAGCCAGCTTCTGCCGGCGCATAGGATGGCGGTAAAGATCCAAATCAATGCCCGTAAGCGGCGGGCGATATAGACCAATATTCTCCAGCAGCGGAGCCTCATTTAGTATGCTGTCTTGCAGAGCAGCAGCCGCCCGCGTCAGCGCTTCACCGACCAGATAAGCCACGTCCTTAATACTATCCCGGTCGTCTCCGGTAAATGTCGGGGAAAGCTCTTCACGACGGAGACGCAGCTTAATGGCCCACAGCAGCGACGGGCTCACGTTACGCAGCGCTGTGGTGGTGTCAGTTTTACCGCCGGGGATGTGCTCATCCCGCTGACTGGCGAAGACGGCACGGCCGTTAACGTGCAGCTCATCAGCGCCGCAGGCGACAAGCGCACCCTGCCCGGCGGGCAGGTGAAAGGAACGTACTGGCTGGCAGGCGAGCCGGATGGCAAAACGCTGTGGCTCACTGAAGGATACGCCACTGGCCTGACCATGCATAGGCTGACCGGGCAGGCGGTTTACGTGGCGCTGAGCGCCAACAACCTGCCCGTGCTGGCAAAGCGGCTGCGTGAGTTACACCCCGGCGCGCTGATGCTGATTGCCGCCGACCGCGACGACAACGGCACCGGCCAGTTAAAGGCAGAGGAAGCGGCAAAAGCCTGTGGCGGGAAAACCGCACTGCCGCCGGTTACGGGTGACTGGAACGACGTGTGGCAGGCGCAGGGCGATATCGCCACGCTGGCGCAGCTCACCGACTTCACGCAGCCGCAGCCGCTCAGCCCATTTGAATCCGTCAGCGAAGCTGACCTGAAGGCCATGAGTGCCAGCCAGAAAGCCGAGTTGCTGGTCGCCCATTACGGAGAGGCGCTGGCCGTGCCGCCGGTCGAGGAAGAAATCTGCCGCTATGAGAACGGCGCATGGCAGGTGATGGAGGCGAAGACGCTGCGCCGGGAAATCGCCGCGCTGTTTCAGAAAGTACGCGCACCGTTCTCGGCCGCCGGTATCGGCAGCGAGCTGGACACGCTCAAGCTGATGGTGCCGCAGATGGGTGAACCGTCCCGCCGCCTGATTGGTTTCCGTAACGGCGTGTATGACACCACAACAGGCACCTTCAGCCCGCACCGCCGCGAGCACTGGCTGCGCACCGTCAACAGTGTGGACTACACCGCGCCACGTCCTGGTGAAAATCTCGCAGACCACGCCCCGTATTTCTGGCGCTGGTTAACGCGGGCAGCCGGGCATAATCACGACAAGCAGGAGCGCATTCTCGCGGCATTATTTATGGTGCTGGCAAACCGCTATGACTGGCAGATGTTTCTTGAGGTGACCGGCCCCGGCGGCAGCGGTAAAAGCGTCATGGCCTCGATTGCCACTCTGCTGGCCGGAAAAGACAACACCACGTCAGCCACCATCGACACGCTGGAATCCTCCCGCGAGCGCGCCAGCGTGGTGGGTTTCTCGCTCATTATCCTGCCTGACCAGGAGAAATGGAGCGGCGATGGCGCGGGCATCAAGGCGATAACCGGCGGCGATGCGGTGGCAATCGACCCGAAATATCGCGATGCATACTCCACACACATCCCGGCGGTGATTCTGGCAGTAAACAACAACCCAATGCGCTTCAGCGATCGCAGCGGCGGCGTGTCGCGCCGTCGGGTAATCCTAACGTTCCCGGAAATAATACCGGCTAATGAGCGTGACCCGCAGTTGCTGGATAAAATCAGCAACGAGCTGGCTGTCATTGTTCGTCATCTGATGCAGCGCTTCGCGTCACCAGATGAAGCGCGCGATCTGTTGCAAGCGCAACAGTCATCTGGCGAAGCGCTGGAGATAAAACGCCAAGCTGATCCATTGGTCGATTTCTGTGGTTACCTGATGCCACTCAGCACACCGAACGGGCTGTTCATAGGTAACGCCAATATTCGCCCGATAAACCCGAAGCGCTATCTCTATCATGCGTATCTGTCGTTTATGGAATCGCGAGGGCATCAGCACCCGCTAAGCCTGACGGCTTTCGGGCAGGCGGTGCCGCAGACACTAAAAGAATATGAGCGCGTGCTGCTTAAGCGCCGTACGAATAACGGCATACAAACCAACCTAACGTTGCATGAGGACAGCGAGGCAGATTGGCTGCCATCATGTGGTGCCTGAGAACCTAATATAAATAAACCGGCGGAAGCCGGTTTATTTATATTAGGTTCTTAATTAATGGGTCAACACATGACATCCAGCTAACTAAAAAGATGAGCAACTTGATAATTGGGTTCAATTCAATTCAACTTAACAATGAGTTAACTTATCTTTTTATTAATATTATTTTTCATTTCGTTCAATTGTTCTTTTGAACCACAGATGACTACTTCAAGAGCACCATCTGTAATAACTTCATTTATAGTATTAATACTCTTGCTTACCTCATACCCCTCACCTATCACCAATAGCTCCCTTGAAAAGGGGAATATAAATGATTGAAATGAAAACAATTCATCTTGATCATTAAAAACAACTGGTCTATCTGATGAGAAAAAATACTTCCCTTTTGGAGCCTTGAATAATTTAATGCTTCCAATCTCATTGGAGATATTAAACGATAGGAGCGGCAACATGAGGAACTGAATTATCTTTATGGAATCATCCTTTCTAGCCCTCTTACTGATAAATTTAACAAACTTTCTATCATGCTTTAATACTTCTTTTATTTCGTCACTAGCTTTATCGTAGAAACCAAGAAGTTTAGGAGCATATTGAACCGCTAATTCTTTTTTGCAAGGAGTTCGCCAAAACTGCAAGGATATCAATAACTTCAATATTTTCACAAAGTGCTCATCTTTGCTTAATCGAAATAATATCTCATTGTCTTCATGAATCTCTCGGATGACAGAAATATATTTACTAAAACCATCCTCAATTAAAGAATAGAAACTCTCAATTATAAGTTCCTTTTCTCCATTTAAGTTTAAAGTATGCAGGTTCATTTCATATAAAATCTGAGCTGGCGTCCATTTTTTTATGCCGCCATAAGTTTTTTTATAAGCATAAAGTTCCTCAGAATCATTGCAAAATCCTTTCTGATAAAACTCAGGAACATAATGATGCCTACCGGCAGGGTTGGTTTTACTTTTCATAATAATCCATTATTTTATTACCAATAATAAATGTATTCAGTAATTTGATATCAACATCATGTTTCAAAATCTCAAATCCTCCCCCTGTCAATCATTACATAAAAATGTAAATTCAGAGTAGAATTAGAAGTGTTATCCATTTGATATAATCTTGTTAAACCTCCTGATTGTAACACGTTAACACGTACTATATTGACATAGTTAGCAAAATACTATTGGTTGCTGGTCTGCCCACCTCATTGTAGTGAAGAGTAATGAACAGTAGAGACAGTCACAATAATCACATAAACCTATGATTTATATCAATTAATTAAGATCGTGAACAGTGTGAACACTTTTCCCTAAAATCATTTTATTTTGGATTTAGTGCCGAGCATTCGGAA